GTTTTTAACTATTCCGCTTTTTTCTTCCGCTTCACCGGCTTTTTTGCCGTGTCTTGCTCCGGTGGATGATAGCTAGACGGTGGAAGCATTAGCATAATAAGCGACGTGATAGAAGCTTGCACATTGCCAGCGCCATCAGTGCCGAACAAAGACTCGTAAACAGTCTCGATTTCCGTCTCGGCACCTGCGTAATTCAAACAAGCTGTGTAAGCCTCGGCTAGTTTTGATAACTTTACTTTGCCGCTTGTTAAGTCGCCCAGTGTGACAATATCCTCAATCATAGCAATTAAGCGCATGATTTTGGTCGCTTTTACTGTGTATTCATCGCCTTTAAAACCAAATACAACGTCTTCAAAAACTGCCATTTTATTCTCCTTGTTAGTGATTAAAAGATTGTAGCACAGTGCCGCGCTACGTTGTTAAATCGACTAGCTCGGATTCATCTAGTTTTCTTGGGAAGTATTGAGCGTCTATGATGTGGCCGTTAAAGTAACGACTTGAGCCGTCTTCGCCTGATCCAATATATAAATCAGTTAAAGCTGGCACACCTGCATTTACGCCAGAAAAAGCAACGCCGTCTTTTGCTGCTGAATAAGTCGAACCATCATAAGATATCGCTAGTTTACTTTCGCCACTTTCTAAAGGCGCTGCGAACGATTGCACGCCTGTTAGATTATTGACTCCGGCTTGGATTACGTTAGCGTCGTTTATAATTGCTGGCCAGTCGTTGGCTTTGCCGAAAAAGGCGGCTTGTACATGAATTTTAGTGCCAATAGGTGCTGGAGCGCCCAACCCCTTAATGCTTATATTGCAATAAACGTTGGTTTCACTAGAGGATAGTGTTTTGAACTGCTCAATTACATAATAGCCATCACCCAGTGATGTAAATTTATACCCATCTGCTGTCCCGCTTGTCTTGGTAAGAGAAACAACGTCATAAAGTCCTACGGCGACTACTCCTGAATCTGAGATCATAGCCATTTGGATATAGGTCAAATCAGTTGCCTTAAATAAAATAGCACTGTAAATTGAATCTGATGCACTGAAATTTTTCCTGTCCCCGCCACTTGAGGCCATTAGAAACTCAGTTGCACCTATTTGCTCAGCCAATCCAATAAATTCTGCACCGCTTGGGTTAGTCAGAGTTTCATTTGTAATAGTCCCATCTGGGTCTGTCGACCACCCGCTAGGATCAAACGGACTAGGCATGTAATTAGTTTCTTTATAAAAAACAGACCTATCCTTAATCACTACCTGATTACTGGCAGTGCCATCCGACAAAGTAAGATAATTGCCAACATAGGAACCCGCTTTTTTATTCAAGTGTGCATAAAGCGTGCCTTCATTCTGATCAATCCAAGGATCAACGCTTTTTACACTGCATATGTCAGGCGAGCGTGTAACCGGTGCGCCGGTTGTTGGGATGTATGATGTAGCAAAACCTCCCCTCTCAAACTGATGTGCTGTGACGTTGAAAGAATTTATTCCAGTTTGTCCAGAATAGCAGGTTGTAGTTATATTTGCGGAGTCACTATCAGGCATGGCTGTAATACTAACCTTTTTCCAGCCTCCTCCTATATTTAATATAGAATGAGAAATTATATCGCCGACTTCTGTTATTAGTGTTTCGCTATCTATATCATAAACAACATAGGGTACTACTGTAAAGCCTGTTCCGCCAATCCCAATTCTAATTGATCCCAAACCTGATATTTTTTTCACTAAGAATGAATAAGTGAAAATTTCATTCTTTAGAACACCAAGCCCTGTGGAATAAAATACGCCTCCACCGGCGCTACTTGTTTCTATATTAAATACATCTAGTCCGTTAAATTTTTGATCGGGATCAGAAGCTGCTATGACTGCCAATCCTGCGTTATTTGTCCAGCCTATTCCATTTATATTCTCAGACAATTTAACAAGATTAGTACGCTCTTCCTCAATCAACAGGCCCAAAGGCTCAAGCGTAACAGGGTCGTGATCAAGGCGAGGCTCGTCTATAGCCGCAGTTTGTAGAATGCCATCAGCGTCGTAGTAAGTCGCGACGCTTGCACGCTCAAAATTCAGTAAATTTTCAAAGTCCATTCTGCACCCTGTAACTGTACAACATATTAGCGAACCCTAGCAGTAAGCTAGGGCCATCAGCGTCGCGAACTACCATTTAGCTGCCAGCCGTGAAAGTCCACTCACCAGACGATTGCATCGTTCCATCAAACTCGATAGCGCCATCAGAACCGCCGCCGTTTTCGGTCAAGCCATTGAAAAAGAAATCGCCTGAGATTGAATCGCCAGTAGTTTGAGCGCCAACAGGTGGATACTCAATAGTAATATCGGTTAGCAGCTTAGAGCCACCGGTTAATGCAAGCGCACGCAGAACAGTGTCCTTTGTTACACCTGAAAAACTGATGTCCAGCGTGCTTGTACCAGACACGTCAAGCAATAAGCGAAAACCACCGTCTTCATCTGTTGTAATATCGATTGGTTCATCTGCTACAGCTATGCTTTTCGAGTTAATACCCGCTAAACGTGTAGCGCCTTTTTTAATGAGTAAGTCGCGTGATGCTGCGCCCATGTTATAGCTCCTCGATTATGAGATTAAATGTCTGTATGCCGTGGCGAGTCTCGCCGTCGGATTCCATTTGTGACTGTGACGTCACCTGGTTAATATTAATAAACCTATATTCTGGGTGCTCAATACGCCTGCGGTTTAGCAGGTCGTAAATATATCCCTGAATTCGTTTGATTTCTGAGCGCCCACTATACCTAGACCATGTATGAATAGTAATGCTACATAGCTGGATTAACTCAGTGTCGGTGCTCATGTCGGTAAAAATGTCTTCGCCTATTGTAACATAAGGAAAGGCTGCATAACTTGAGCTATTAGCCTGCGGTACTGAATCGTAAATAGGGATATTTAGCAGGCCATCTGCGCTATTGGCAACCGCCGCACCCGATTCATAATACTCAGGCAACACGAAATTAAGGCCAAGCGAGTAGTTAGGCGTAGCAGTTAAAGCCTTGTATATTTCTTGCTGTACAACAGTATCAAACTGGCTCATTTTTTAGCTGCCTTTTTCTTTTCGCGGTTTATCGCTGCCACTAATTTCTTTTTAAACTGCTCTTCTACGATCTCAGGCATGTTAGCCTCAACGTAATCACGGGCAGGGCGTAAAAACGGCTGTTCTGGTTGTGGTACTGGGCCGCCTGTGCCGTACTCTACCATGTGCCAATAAAAACCATCATTCTTTGCAGACTTGCCTTGCTCTATCTCGACATCACTAATAGGTTTATCTGGCGTCGAGCGTTTGCGCTTAGCTTTAATGGCCTTCTTTAAATTCCCCTTATCAACCGGCACTTTCTTCTTGGCTTCCTTCGCCGTAGTGGATGCCAAGCTATGAATTAATGCCCTAGATAAATTACGAGCGTGCTTTGGCGCAATATCAGCCAGCACTTTTTGAATATCTTCTAGGCCAATAACCTCAACCTGTGGTCCACTCACTGCGCCACTCCTCTCTCGCCTTCAATTTCAAGATACAAGGCGCGGGTTTTAGGCTTGGCAATATGGCGAATATTAAACAGTTCGCCATCCCAAACAATGCGGTATTCCGGTTTAATATCTGGGCGATTACGCACAACAAACAAATAAGTTGCTTCTGAGTTTACACGCTCAAATTCAGTGACTTCACGGCCGCCTTTAACCCTTGCGTGCGCCCATACGCTTGCAAGTTCTGGAATGTCTTCCCATGTAAACGAGCTGCCGCCCATGCCATCGGCTACGGTAACGCGCTTTTGTAATGTAATACGCTGGTCTAGCTCGCCTGCTCTATACGTCATACGCCTAACTCTAATCGGTATGGGTAAAGCATCGCCTTAACTGCTGGATTATCCGCCAAGGATACGCCCACGGCCGTCTCTGTGCGCAGTTCGTACAAGTCTGTAACAATCATCTTGATGGATGCCTTAACGCCTTCTAGCTCCACTGGTGCAACCGTAGTAGCCGCAATATTAAAGCTTTGCGCGCTAGTGTCGACCAAGAAAACAAGCTCTTGTGTGTCTGCGTTGTAAAAGTAATCACTTGGAGCAATGGTCTGTGTTGCGTTGTCTTCGTCCACATACGTAATAGACGTGATTGTCAGGCTCGGGTATGGCAGAAATACAGTACCACTTGCCGAGCCTTTCATGATAATTTCAATACCCTTTTCCGTGAAAAATTGATTGCAATAACTCTCGCAACGGTCACGGGCGGCGGATATCAGCGCGCTTATGTAGTCATCATCCAGCGTAAAACTATCTTCTATGCGTAATTGGGCCTTAGCTTCTGCTAAAGTGACCGGCTCGCTAACTGGTGCTGTAACGACTACTGTCTTCATTTAGTCTCTTTCTTTTTCTTTGGTTCTGGTTTTGTTTCAATTTTGGCTTTAGGTTCTGGCTTACCTTCTACGATCAGACCGGCTTCTGCCCATTCTTTCACGTATTCAACCGCGTCGCCTTTCTTCTTTTCGCCTTGCTTGTAGCTTTTGAATGCTTTGGCTGCAATGTACATGATTAATCCTTAAAAGATAGGGGCGCTATCTAAGCCGCCCCTTGGTGTTGTTAAGCTGGAGCGGTGATTGCAGTGATATCACCTGTGCGGATAGCCGCAGGGGTGAACACAAGGTTTGCACCACGAGTTTCAGCACGAACAGTAATCAAGTTTTTGACTACGTTATTACTATCTTGCTCGAACATCTCAACAACAGTGCTTTCACGGTTTGCATACATGTCAGCATCAGACGATTTACAGATAATTGTGCCAGCAGGGATGTTGTTAGATAGAACAACAGGTAATCCCCATAGTAATGGAGTTAGGCCGTTGTTAACGTAGCTAACAGCACCAGAAGCCGCAACAAATGCATTGTCACCAGAAGCGCGACGCGCAGTTTCAGCATTGCCCCAGTCTGCTGGGTTCATGTAGAAGTAAGAAGGCTCGTAATCAGCACCGATAACTTCCATTTTCATTTTGTTGGCTAGGCCGAAAACGTCAACGGTAAGTAGCGGGCTTGTTACAGTGTTGTTTCCAACTGCCAACCAACCATCTGCTGTGTCGTTAATTACGTAGTCTTCTACTGCATTGTTTACGCCATGACGTAAGCGACGCTCGATGTAAGAAGCAAGGAAAGTCGAATCATCTAATGCTTGCTTAGAAACGCGCAAGTAAGTAGGGATCGTCTTAACTGCTACGTTTTTCTCTTCAAACGTTAATACAGACTCAGGCTTATCAGTACCTTCCGCAGTAGCGGCAGCGTTGTTAGTCCATAATAGCTCTTTTGAGTAATAAATAATGTTAGAAGACGCAGAGCCTTGCATAACAGTCGGCATTACTGACAACTGACGGAAAGCACCAGGCACAACACCTGCCATTTGGTCGTGAGTAGATGAAGCATTACCGCTGTTTACGATAGTGTTTTTGATCTCAGTGCGGCCGCGATTAGTTTCACCAGCAATGAAAGATTTAATGCCTTCTGAGCCAAGCACCTCTTGACCAAAGGTTTTCTTTTCGATTACTTCTGGTGCAACTGATTGCTTTTGAGCAACAGACACGATTTCATCATTTAACGATTTGATAGCTGAGTCTAATTCGGCAATCTTGGCTTTATATTCTGCATCGCCTGTCTTGCCTTTTTCTTCAACTGCTTTTTCAACAGCTTCCATTTTTAACTCAACGTTTTTTTGCATCTCAGAGAGAGCGTTTTTAACTTCTTCTAGCATAATAGTTTCCTAAATTTTAAAGGTTTTTAATAGTTCAAGTACTGCTTTGCTTTCATCTTCTTCACGCTCTCCGTGAATATTTTTGACAGCTGCCACGGTCGCCGTAGCTTCTGACTGAGAAAGTCCTTTAGAGCGTAGAAATTTTTCTACGTCGCTCAATTTTGTAGCGCTTTTAATGTTTGAAATATGCGCATTGTTGTCTGCTGGTGTTTCTACCACCGAAATCTCGTACAATTCGATCTCCTTTAGCTTGCGAACTACGCCATCTTGATCAGAATCCTTAACAGAATAGCCGATTGACAGCCCGCTAATAGCACCGTGGCGCAATAATGCTGCCGTGTCTTCTGCTACTGAATGGCCTTTAGCCAGTTCACCAGTTACAAATAAGCCTGTTTCGTCTTCGTACATCTCGGTGAACTTGCCGATAACAGGGCCAGAGTGATTCCAGCGCAGTTGTACAGGGCGATCACGGTCGATTAATGTGTTCTTATAAGCGCCTGGGATGATTGTATCACCATATGAATCTATACCGCCGAACACAGACGCATAACCTGAGAAACTCAAGCCGCCTTCTGCGCCCATTTTTACATCGCATTTAGCTAAATTTAATTGCTTATGTTCCATTGTTAATTGCCTGTGTCTGTTTTGGTTGTGTGCCTGCTGGCACAAGCGATCCGTTTAAGTAGATTTTATCGCCGCCCACTTCTGGTTTTAGTCCTTCTTCTGCTCGCGCTTCGTTAGGAGTCATTATACCAGCATTTACCGCTTTGCTTTGTGCGTCCAATCTTGTGGTTTTATCTGCACGTAGTAGTGAGTCAAAATTGAATTCGATATCAACTGTTTCCCAGTCTTTGCGCTCCATTAGATGGCGTTTAATGCTGGACTCGATGCGCTCAAGGTATGGCTTAAGATTAAGCTTGTAAAATCCTTGGTTGATCTGTTCAATACCGCTGCCCCACGTCGTACTTGCTGCTGTATCGTTGATCAGCACAGATGGTACACCCATAAAACGGGCGATGTCTTCGATTGAGAATCGTCGGCTTTCTAATAACTGCATGTCAGTTGGTGATAGGCTTGACTGCTGCCATTTAAAATCTGCCTCAAGTATGAAAAGCTTTTCAGTGTTACCTTCTGTTAATGAGCCATAGTTAGCTCTAATGATCTCGCGCTGCTCTTTTGTCAAAGCGCGATCACAAGTAAGTATGCCTCCGACTTTACCGCCGTTTGTGGCTAGTTTATTTTGTCTATCTGACAGTGCCTTGCTTAATCCTAGGGTATTTCCAGCATAACCTAGTGGCGAAAGCCCCACAATTCCATTGCCAAACAGCTTTACATGCCAAATTGAACGCTCAGAAAACACCTTTACATCACCGTTTGGTGTGGTATATTTGTACACAAGTGAGCCGTCTTGGAGTAATTCAACCTCCATTTGAGCAGATGGGTACACTTGAATAGAAATAATACGACCAGCACCGCCACGTGTGCGCTCGACAACCATGTAAGCATTGCCCCACACGGTAAGGTTAAGCATCATGCTCTCAAAAAATTCGGTTCGGGTTTGGTATCGGTTTGGCTGGTAGTTC